GCTAATTCAAAATTATCAAACTCAAGTATAACAATTGATGGTTCGGCGATATCATTAGGAGGTTCAGTAACAACTTTACAATTAGGTACAAGTTCATCAACTGCTTTAGCGGGTAATACAACAACTATAAGTGGTGGTCAAGCATCAGCAATTACTGCAAACACCGCTAAAAATACAAACGTAAGTACAGATTTATCTAAAACAACTGCAGCAGATCAAATTACAATAAATTCTTCAGATGGAGATAATGTAGTAATTGGAGAAGCAACTGGTACTATAGCTGGTTTAATGAGTACTACTCATCATGATAAACTTGATGGTATTGAAGCTTCGGCAGATGTAACAGATACAACAAATGTAACTTCAGCAGGAGCATTGATGGATTCTGAAGTAACCAACTTAGCAGATGTAAAATCATTTGATACTTCCGATTATGCTACATCAGCACAAGGAACTAAAGCAGATGCTGCATTACCTAAAGGTGGTGGTGCTATGACAGGAGCTATTACAACTAATAGTACATTTGATGGAAGAGATGTTGCAACTGATGGTACTAAATTAGATACAATCGAATCATCTGCAGATGTAACAGATACGGCAAACGTAACTTCGGCAGGAGCATTGATGGATTCGGAATTAACATCTATTACTGATGTTAAAGCATTAGACCAATCAGTAGTAAGTGGTGCAACACCAACATTCACAGTAACTAACTTTTCAGATGTATCTAACAAAAGGTTTATGAGTGATGCTCAAGAAACCAAATTAGATTCAGTTGAATCAAGTGCAGATGTAACAGATACAGCAAATGTAAAATCTTCATTAAACGCTTCATTAGGTGGTGCTGCAAATATAGGTGATGGTTCAGATACAATTACTATACCAGGTGATTTAGTAGTAACTGGAACAACAACAACAGAAAATGTTACAACACTTACCACTTCAAATGGAATTGTATTCGAAGGAAGTGTTGCTGATGAACACGAAGCAACCTTAAAAGCTGGTACATTAAGTGCTGATAGAACATTAACTCTACCAAATGCAACTGGTACAATTGCTTTAACAAGTGATTTAGCAAGTGTAGGTGATGGTGGGTTAACACAAAATAACTTCACAAATACTTTAAAATCTAAATTAGATGGTATCGAAGGTTCAGCAGATGTAACTGATGCAACTAATGTAACTTCAGCAGGAGCATTAATGGATTCAGAAGTAACTGACCTTGCAGGTATCAAAGGTGTAACAATTTCTACATTACAAGTAAAACCATCAGAAGGTGCATTTGAAAATGGAGATAAAACAAAACTAGATGCTATCGAGGCTAGTGCAGATGTAACAGATACTACAAATGTAACATCAGCAGGTGCATTAATGGATAGTGAGGTAACTAACTTATCACAAGTTAAATCTTTTGATTCATCTGATTACGCTACTGCTTCACAAGGTAGTAAAGCTGATAGTGCACAACAACCACCATCAGAAGGAGCTTTTGCAAATGGAGACAAAACAAAATTAGATGGTATTGAAGCTAGTGCAGACGTAACCGATGCAACTAATGTAACTTCAGCAGGAGCATTAATGGATTCAGAAGTAAGTAACCTTTCATTAGTAAAAGGTTTAACAAAAGGTATTTCTGATGGAAATGTTTTAACTGCTAACGATGCAGTAGCAGATGATGACTTCCTAAGAATCAATGGAACAGAAGTAGAAGGTTTAAGTGTATCTGAAGTGAGAACTGCATTAAATGTTGAAAGTGGTGCAGATGTAACAGATACAACAAATGTAACTTCAGCAGGAGCATTGATGGATTCAGAATTAACAGATTTAGCTGGTGTTAAAGGAGTAACAATCTCAACACTACAAGTTAAACCTTCTGAGGGAGCTTTTGAAAATGGAGATAAAACTAAATTAGATGGTATTGCATCATCTGCAAATAACTATGTACTTCCAACTAACTTAGCAGGAGATGATATTGATATTGATACAACTGCATTAAGTGGAGCAACTGTAATATCTGATTTAGATATTAACATAACAACCGATACAAGTGGACGTGTAACAGATGCAAATGGTAGTGTTGGAACAAGAACACTAACTTTAGCAAACTTAGGATATACAGGAGATACAGATGCAACTGATGACCAAACTGCGGCTGAAATAAGAAGTTTAGTTGGAACTGGAAATGGTAATTTTGTACCATCAGCTGGTTCAAGTGGACAATTCTTAAAACATGATGGAACATTTGGTACTCCATCTTATATAGCAAACACAGATGTAGATGTTTCAGTTGCTAACCTTAAAACAAGATTAGGTAGTTCATTTGCAAGTAATGCAGTTTCAATTGGAGATTCTAATGATACTGTAACAATTCCTGGTGATTTAGTAGTAACTGGAACAACAACTACAAATAATGTAGAAACTGTATCCACATCAAATGGTGTTGTATTCGAAGGAAGTGCCGCCGATGCAAATGAAGGTACGTTATTAGCAGGAACACTATCAGGAGATAGAACTTATACTCTACCAAATGCAACTGGTACCGTAGCTCTTACATCTGATATACCAACAAGTAACTCTTCATTAACAAATGGTGAGAACTATATTTCATCATTTGATATTACAACTCAAACAGATAGTAAATATCTAAGAAGTAATGCTAATGATACTGCAACTGGTATTATATCAATCACAAACACAACTGCATCAACAAGTAAAACGACTGGAGCACTTAAAGTAACTGGTGGTGTTGGTATTAGTGGAGCATTAAACGTAGGTGGAGATGTTGTAGCATTCGCTTCTTCGGATGAAAGATTAAAAGATAATATAGAACTTATCTCTAACCCAATTGAAAAAGTACAATCATTAAAAGGTGTTACGTGGAATTGGAATGATAATGCAGATGAATTACAACAATCATTACCAAATGTTGGTGTAATTGCACAAGATGTTGAGAAAGTTCTACCACAGTTGGTAACTAATAGAGATAATGGATACAAGGGTGTAGATTACGCTAAACTTACAGGATTACTTATCGAAGCAGTTAAAGACCAACAAAAACAGATTGATGAATTGAAGAGTAAACTTTCTTAAATAAGAGGTTCACTTAACGATTCAATATTAATAAATTAAATAATGTATATATATCTTTATATAAAGGTAATATATTATTTAGGGTAGATAATTATATAAAAAAAGGTAAGTCATATATATGGCACAAGTAGTCAGGTTAAAAAGAACATCGGTTTCGGGCAGAAAGCCCACTACATCTAATTTAGAGTTAGGTGAGTTGGCAATCAACACATTCGATGGAAAGATTTATTTCGAAAAAGATTCGGGAACACCTTCAATACGAGAAATAGCCACAGAAGATACTTACTATTTTTACACAACCTCACTAGATTCAAGATATGTTAACCTCTCAGGTAACGAATCTATAGCAGGTAGCAAAACATTCTCAAACAACGTAACGATTTCAGGAAACCTCTCAGTAGAGGGAACTACAACTACAATTGATTCAACTACTGTTAACATAGGAGATAATGTATTAGAACTCAACTATGGTGGTTCACAAACATCAGGTGGTATATTAATAAAAGATGCAACTGGTAGTTCAACTGTAAGTGGTTCATTATTATGGGATTCAACAAACGATTATTGGAAATTAGGAAAATTAGGTTCTGAATCAGAAGTAATTATAGCTTCCAATATTGTAGAAAACCTACCAACAGGAACAGTTAGTGGTTCTTCACAAATATCACTTAGTGGATTTAATACTTCACAATTATCCGAAAATACAAACCTTTATTATACAGATGCAAGAGTAAAAACTAAATTAGATGCCGATAGTGTTATAAGTGGTAGTAATTTAGAAGGAATGACCGTAAGTGGTTCATTTAGTGGTTCTTTCCAAGGCGATGGTAGTAGTTTAACAGGAATTACAGTAGAACAAGCAGCAACAGTAACAGATACTTTTACAAATGCATCTTCTAAAGTAGTAACTCACAACTTTGGTACTAAAAATGTAATTGTAACTGTATATGATGAAAATGATGGTTATTTTATACCAAATTCAATTGTAACAACGAATACTAATCAAGTAACTGTAACATTTGCATCAACCGAAACTGGTAGGGTAGTAGTTGCAAAAGGTGGTCATGTTGTACAAGGTGTTGCATCAGATGCTAACTTATTAGATGGTGAAGATGGAACATATTACCTAAATTATGGTAATTTTACAAGTGTTCCAAGTGGAATCGTTAGTGGTTCTTCACAAATAACAGATTTAACTACTCATAAAGAAACAGTTAGTGGAGCATCTTCATATGCAGTAGACCACAACTTAAATGAACAATATCCAATAGTACAATGTTGGAATACTTCAACTTCACAACAAGAACAAGCAGAATCAGTAACATCAAATTCAGCAAACAGAGTAACTATTGTATTCTCAACTACATTTGTAGGAAAAATAATTGTAAAAAAATAAATTTATGGTATATGATGTGTATTATACTACAGGTGGTGGCCCTTGGGTAAATGCTGGTACTGATACATGGGTAAATTTATGGATGGAGTTAATTGCTCCTAAATTAAAGGTAAAACCTATTCTACTTTTACATAGAAACAAACCAAAAGGACATGAAGATTATGAATTTCCAATAGAAGCTCATTGGCATGGTGATGATATTAAAAAATTTGAAGAATTATGTAACGGAGCAAGAAGAATTAATATATTACATGGACATTATACTCCAATGAAAGTAATAGTAGAGAATAAAGACAAAATACATTCAAACATATTACATAACTCAGTAGATCATATATTAAAATCATCAATGGGAAATGATAGTTCATTTGCACAACACCCATATATGGATTCAGTATGGGAAACTGAAATAAATGAGATATCAAGTCATTCTATATGGGTTGGTTTATTTGATATATTGATAGAAAACAAAAATATACCTAATTTTTACGAATTTAAACAAAACTTACCATTATCTGATTCAAAACGAATTGGATTTGCAGCAAGAAGTGAAGGTAGAAAGAATCCACGTTACTTAGATGGACTTCCATCATATGTATTCACTAATTCAAGTGAATTTAATGTTCTTTGGAAAAACGGATTGAAAATGGATACTCGTAAAATGAAAACTTATCATTATAAGTCTGAATACAGAGATACATTCTATAATATGGATTGGGGTATCTCACATTCATGTTTTAATAATGAACCGTTTGGATATGGTATATTTGAAGCAGTAGATTATGGTAAATTACCAATTTTACACAAAACTTGGTGTAAAGATTTTAATTATCCTTATCGTGCATCAACTAAAAAAGAATTTGGTGATATTTATAGAGAGTTAACGGATACTCCTTATGAAGAAAAGAATCAATGGTTCTTATCTTTAAAATCATATATGAAAGAAAATTTCACAAATAAGGATAAGTGGATAGACGAATTAGTTTATATTTATAATATATAGGAAACAACAACATGGCAAGAAGTTCAGGAGATACACTCAGTTTAAATGGTTTAGCAGGAGCACGTGGAATTACTCAAAGTTCGAATGTATCATTAAATGCAATAAATAGTTCAGCAGGAACTATTGTAAAGTTAGATGATTATGCAATTGATTCTGTAGATTCAACCTTGGGAGGATTTACATATGCAGTAGAAGCTACTAATGAAACATATGATATGAGTTTCTCAGGAGCAGGTTCTAAATTTACACAGATATCTTCAAGATATCAAAACTTTACTTGGTCAGTAACTCCAACTTTCAATTCTTCAGGAGATACTGCTGGTTTTTTAAGTATAGCATCAAATCAAGATTTAACTGCCGTAATTACAGTTGGTTCAATAAACCCACAAGGAGCAAGTTCACAAACAACCTTATTAGGTGCACAGTCACATACACTTAATGGAAAATTTAATGATGGTTTTAATGACCACGCAACACGATATAATACAAATATCGGAAAAACTGTTTTTGCAGTAGATTCATATGATGGAAACTCAGCAGCATTATGTTTAACCGTAGATTCACCTGTAACACTTTCAGATGGTACTATTATAGAAGTTGGGGATTTAGAAGAAGGAGATGAGTTGAGAGGATTTTCAATCGGAGGATTAGGTACTGATGAAAGTACATTCCTAGATTGGTCAGCTACATCATTATCAACAACTGCAGAAGATGTATCTGTTGAAAACTTAACATATTCATTTGCTAGTAGAATTTATAATATAAATGATGGAGAGGTAACTGCAACTGGTGAACACCCAATGTTGGTAAAGGATGGTAGTGATAGTGAATATAGGTTCAAAGAAATGATGAACATTAATACAAACGATAAATTAATAAAAGAAGTTTCAGGTAATATTACTGAAGTTGATGTTGTTTCTATAGTTGCTATTAATTCAACAACTGAAATAGTTTCAATTGATGTTGAAACAAATGATACATATTTAGTTAATGGGTATATAACTCATAATAAAGGAGGAAATTCACATTCTGATGAAACAGGTGGTAGTGCACCAACATCATTAGTATGGACAAATGGTACTCTTAAATTATCTTGGACCGGAGATGGTACAAATGATGTATACGATGTACAAATAGATAACAATTCAGATTTTTCTTCACCATTGGTTAATGAAACATTATGGTCAAACGTATTTTTACAAACTACAGAAATAGGAGATTCGTTTGATATTGGAACTGGTACAAGATATGCAAGAGTAAGACAATACTCAACAAATGGGTTATTGAGTAGCTACTCAAGTACACTAACATTTACAGTTAGTTAGAGATAAATTTTACGTTTGAGAAAAATCTATATATTTATATATATTACATAATAATTCACAAAAATAAAAAAAGATGGCGAAAGCACTTAAGTTTACAAAAGAAGAAGTCCAATCAATAACTGATTTGAGACAAGATGTTGCAAATGTATTCACAAGATTGGGACAGTTGGCAATAGAAAAGAAAAGAAGAATCGATGAGCTTGATGTAGTTGAACAAGATTTGTTAAATAAACATTCTGATTTAGTACAGAAAGAGCAAGAACTTTTTAAAGGTTTAAATGATACATATGGTGATGGAAATTATGATCCAGAAACTAATACATTTACACCAACTGAAAAAAATAAAGAAATTTTAGAGGAAGTTAACCCATAAAATGTATTTTAGATAAAATAGATTATACTTATATAAGAGTATCAACATTCAACACAATATAACAAGGAGTAATAAACATGGCAGAAAAAATTGTATCACCTGGGGTTTTTACGAGAGAAAATGACCTTTCTTTCTTATCACAAGGAGTTGGAGAAATCGGAGCAGCTGTAATAGGACCTTTTCACAAAGGACCAGCATTCGTACCAACAATTGTTAACACCCAATCGGAATTCGAACAAATTTTCGGTACACCTGATGGATCATACTATACAGGATATACCGTACAAAACTATCTTAGAGAAGCAGGAACAGTAACTATTGTTCGTGTTGGTCATCAAGGTGGGTATACCCAAACAGCACCAGTATCTATAGTAAGTAGTGGTTCTGTATCGGGTCAAAAAATCATAGGAACATTATTTGAAACACATTTAGGAAGTGGAACATTAGCAGGTTCAGCAGTAGCTGCATCTGTATCAGCATCCGCTTTTGAAATAACACTTGTAGGAGAATCTGGAATATCAGCTTCTATTAATCCTTCAGCTGGAAATGATATAGGTGATGTTTTCGGTATTAATCCAAGAGGAACTAAAGATGGATACGCATATAACTACTTTGAAAAAGCAGCAGCTACTGCAATTTCAAATGGTCAAGAACAAGTATCTATGATTACATTAGCAGACCAAGCATTAGCGTTTGATATGCAACATTCTTCTACACCATGGATACAATCTCAGTTAGTATCTGGTGAAAGACACAACCTTTTCAAATTACATACTATCGGTGATGGTACTGTATACAATAAAGAATATAAAGTATCTATATTTAATGTAAAAGCAGCAGGTTCATCTAATGCAACTGATTACGCTACCTTCTCATTAATGATTAGAGGATACTCTGATACGGATAAAAGAAAATCAGTATTAGAAACTTATAATAACTTAAACTTAGACCCAGCTTCTCCTAATTACATCAAAAAAGTAATTGGTGATAGAAACTTAGTTATTGATACACTTGGAAAGCAAACAGAAAATGGTGATTACCCTAACCGTTCTAAATTCGTAAGAGTAGAATGTGTTGCAGAGGGAGCTCATCCTATCGTTGCTGGACCATTTGCACATGATAAATATTACAATCCAATTTTCGTTGGTAATATTGGTTCTCATGGACTTGGAGAAAGTATCGTACCATCAGTATTATTTAATACTGGTTCTGATGCAAATTCAGCATCTAAAAATGTATCATTTAGTGGTATTGATTTAGAAACTGCTCAAGTTAAGATAGATAACAACAATTATTTATCTCCAATACCAACATCAGCAACACAAGGTGGAAACACAGTATTTGCATTTGATGGAACAGTAAATGTAGTTGGAGGAACTAAGGCATATGGATATGAACTAACCGGTTCACTTTCAGCTGATATGAACAAAAGACAATTTACAGTAGGTTTCCAAGGTGGATTTGATGGGATAGACCCAACAATATCTATCGATTTGGGAGCTAATATATCAAGTGGTAACTCACAAGGGTTTAACTTATCAACTTCAATTGCAGTAGGTTCGGTTGCATATGTGAAAGCAATTGCAGCAGTATCTAACCCAGATGATTTTGATATCAACTTGGTATCTGCACCTGGTATTGTAAGAAGACACCACTCATATGTATTTGACAAAGTAGTTGATATGTGTGAAGCTAGAGAAGATTGTTTCTTCATAGGTGATTCTGTTGGAGCAGGTGATTCAATATCACAAGCTATCGAACAAGGAGCAGCAGTTGATTCTAACTACGTAGGTACATACTACCCATGGGTTAAAACAATTGATTCAAGAACTAACAAGTTAATTTCAGTTCCACCATCAGTATTGATGCCTGGGATATATGCTTCTAACGATGCAGTTGCAGCCGAATGGTTCGCACCAGCAGGTTTAAATAGAGGTGGTATAGTAGGTGCTATATCTGTACTAAACAGATTAACACACGCTGAAAGAGATGAATTATATGAAGGAAAAATTAATCCAATCGCTCAGTTCCCTGGAGAAGGTATCGTAGCATTTGGACAAAAGACTCTTCAAGATAAAGCATCGGCACTTGATAGAATCAATGTTAGAAGATTGATGATTAAAGTTAAGAAGTATATTGCTTCAACATCAAGATACTTAGTATTTGAACAAAATACTTCTACAACAAGAGGTAAATTCTTAAATACTGTGAATCCTTATTTAGAAGGAATACAACAAAGACAAGGATTATATGCATTTAGAGTGGTAATGGACGAGAGTAATAACACACCAGATGTAATCGACAGAAATATATTGGCTGGACAGATTTTCTTACAACCAACTAAAACTGCTGAATTCATCGTGTTAGATTTCAATATTTTACCAACTGGAGCATCTTTTACGGCATAATTAATTAAAAACTAAAAAACTATATATTTATTAATATAATAGGAGAAAAACAACATGGCAGAAGTATTAGAATTTAACGATATGTTTTATACGAATTTCGAACCAAAGATGAAGAACAGATTCATCATGGAAATCGATGGTATCCCTTCATATCTAATAAAAACAGCAAATAGACCTTCAATTCAATTTGAAACTATAACCCTAGACCACATTAACGTTAAACGTAAATTAAAGGGTAAGGGAGAATGGCAAGATGTAGAAATTACATTATTTGACCCAATCGTTCCAAGTGGAGCTCAAGCAGTAATGGAGTGGGTGAGAACATCACACGAATCTATTACAGGTAGAGATGGATATGCAGATTTCTATAAGAAAGATATCCAATGTTACCTACTAGGACCAGTTGGTGATAAGATTGAACAATGGACTCTTAAAGGTGCATTTATCAATAACGCAGTGTTTAATGATTTAGATTGGAGTTCAAATGACCCAGCAGAAATCACGTTAACATTATCTTATGATTACGCAATCTTAGAATTCTAATAATCAAATTAAATATATTTTAGTGAAGAAGGTTCTCTTAGTGAGAGCCTTTTTTTTTCTCATTTTTTAAAAGTTATATATTTATATACGAACAAAACAATTAAAGAAGTTATGGCAAAGTATGATTTTCCAACGGAAGTAATAGATCTTCCATCTAAGGGTAAACTTTATCCCGAATC